AAAGGAGCTTATGCTGTTAATGTTGATGGAACTAATGAATGGTTCAATGAAGAAGATATTATCAGTATGTATCCTAAAGATAGTGTTCAATTATATCAAGGTAACTTGTTAGATGTTGAATTTAAAATTAATCATTACCTAGTTAAAAACAATAATAAATCTATCAAACAAATTACTGCTACTGGAAGTGGTAATGATAGATTAATTGTGGTGGTGTATACCAATTCTTAAGCATAGTGGAAGACCTAAAGGCTCTAAGGATAAACTACCTAGAGTCCGTGGTATAAGCAAAGTAGATAAGTCTCCTGAAGCATATAAGGCTATGAAGAAATACATAGACCTAGAAAAGGAATACAACAAAATCAAGATGCTTAAGAAGGAGTATAGGAATGGTACATCTCAGCAACGATTTTATACAAAGAGGTTAAGACAGATAAGACAAAGACAAGCTGACTTGTATGAAATCATAGCTATGAACCATCTTGCTTATAAACTAGCTGATAAGCTTGGTATTGGTATTACACAGCCCTACAGAAGGTATCTAAGAGCCAAAGGAGAGGGTACTAAATGGAAACACAAGAACAAGTAATATTGGCTCTTGATGTGTCAACTACAAGCTCAGGTTATGCTCTTTATGTTGGTGATAAGCTTACTAAGTATGGTTTTATTAAACCTACTGGTAAGGATTGGTTAGTCAGAGTAAGGAAGATGGCTGACAAAGTAACTGAACTAGATAAAGATTATAGTATTGATACTGTAGTTATTGAGGATACTTTCTTCTTAAAAAACATCAAGACAGTCAAGAAACTGTGTCTAGCACAAGGTATACTGCTTGGACAGTTACC